CTTGTCTAAGTTTGTGTATGTTGAGATGAACGATGCGGTTGATGGTGGAGCAAGCGGACTTGAAGCGCTGCTTCCGTTCGGTTACTTCGGACCTCCTAAGTTTAAGGATGTCCACTGGAACGGCGAAGCGGCTAGCAATACATTCATATCAGGCGCTACCCTGAAAATCAACGGCATGCCATATGCACGGAACGCCGATGATAGCGCCGACGTTGGCGGTGGATTGTCTGGTTCAACGGCTGTCGACAGTGATACCAACCCTTATACTAAAATCTTTGGTCAGTTTAACTTCCCGGTAAACAGAGTGCGTCACTCTGCATCTGATGGCGGACTATCCGATCAGACAAACGCATACTGGGGATATTCGACTACAAGAACCGCTGGCTCTACTATTCCAGATGCCAGTGTTGCTGGGTTCCACAGAATGTTATATGCCGGTGCTTCAGACAACCCAGTTGGCGGCGCCACCGGATTAGATGGATATTCGTATGTCTTCTCGCTTGATGATATTCAGAAGAGTGCTGCGACTGACGGTACGATGTACTACAACTCAGGATCTCGTAAGGCTGGAAACAGCGTGACAAGTGGTTCTTACAGTGATCTCCTTAATAAGGGTTATGATAGATTCACTGCTCCTTTCTGGGGTGGATTCGATGGATTTGATATTACAAAGCCAGATCCGCTCTATAATGCCGGCATGACTGCTGGAACGAGTACAGAGCTTAACAGCTATATCTACAATACTTGGAAGCGCGCAATCGATACGGTTGCAGATCCCGAAGCATTAGATATGAACATGCTGCTATCTCCAGGTCTTACTTTTGATTCTCTCACTGGTCACATGGTTAATGTCTGTGAGGAAAGAGCCGACGCTCTAGCCTTACTCGACCTCAAGAACGTGTATACCCCTGCACATGAGGCTTACAATAGCAGCAAGAAAGAGCGACTCGGATCTGGCGCAACTAGCGCAGCTAACAACTTGAGAGACCGGCAGATTGATTCATCTTACGGTGCTACATTCTATCCATGGGTGCAGACAAGAGATGAGCAAACCGGTCGCATGCTCTGGATTCCACCATCTGTCGCTATGGCAGGTGTGCTGGCTAGCTCACAAGCAAAAGCAGATGTTTGGTTTGCTCCGGCAGGATTTAACCGCGGCGGTCTTTCAGACGGTGCAGCCGGTATCCCAGTTACTGGAATCACGGAGAGACTGACTTCTAAGGATCGCGATATCCTTTATGAAGCCAGAATTAACCCAATCGCCTCGTTCCCATCAAGCGGTATCGTGGTGTTCGGACAGAAGACCCTCCAAGAGAGAGCTTCGGCCCTCGACAGAATCAATGTCAGGCGCCTTGTTATTTATATGAAGAAGCAGATTTCAGTCTTATCGACCCGAGTTCTCTTCGAGCAAAATGTTCAAGCTACCTGGAACCGATTCAAGGCACTTATCGAACCGTTCCTTGCGAATGTTAAGGTTCAGTTTGGTATCACTGATTACAAGCTGATTCTCGATGAGACCACAACAACTCCAGACCTAATCGATCAGAACATCTTGTATGCAAAGATCATGATTAAGCCTGCCCGTGCTATTGAGTACATTGCCATCGACTTCGTGATCGCATCAACCGGTGCATCGTTCGATGACTAAAACTAAAGTGGGGGAAAACTCCCCCGCAACACTAATTAAAATAGAATATCAACAGGAGTAATTAGCTATGCCATTCTGGTCAACAAACTTCGGAGAGGACACCACCCTCAAAGATCCAAAGAGAAAATTTAGATTTACAGTAGAATTTCAAGGTATTGCAGCCTCGATCGGTGGCGCCGTGATGTGGTATGCTAAGACAGTTGGGAAACCATCATTCGCAATTGCTGCTGCAGAACATAAATACTTAAATCACACATTTTATTATCCCGGCTCTGTTACTTGGAATGATGTGTCTGTCACTCTCGTCGATCCAGTCGACCCAGATATGACTGCAACTCTTTCTGATATTGTGGTACAATCAGGATATGCTCCCCCCGCTGACACTACTTCTCTTTCAACGATGTCTAAAGCTAAGGCTGCAGGCGCCCTCGGAACGGTCATTATTACTCAGATCGATTCCGATGGAAAGCCTCTTGAGACTTGGACTCTTTGGAACTCGTTTATGACTGAAGTTAAGTACGGTGACCTTGAATACGGTGGTGATGATCTTACAGAATTATCAGTCACCCTTAAGTATGACTGGGCTAGAGTCGAGACTGCCGGACCTTCCGTCGCAGTGGCCGGCAACGGTGGCAGCGAATTCTTCAAAGTTTAATAACGACAACCAAATAGAGGTGTATATTGTCAAGAAATAAAGATCGGATGGGGTTAGGTGACACAACTCCTGAGCCATCATCGCTCCCTCCGCAAGTAATGACGCAAAATCAGGGCGGTAATCCGTTCTCTTTTGTTGTTCCCACGGAGTTCGTTGAACTTCCGTCTAAGGGTGTGTTCTACAGACCAAACCATCCTTTGCATAATCAGGAAACACTCGAAGTCAAGCAACTGACAGCCAAAGAAGAAGATATTCTTACTTCGAGGGCTCTCTTGAAGAAGGGAGTTGCTTTGGAACGAGTAATTGCCAGTATCATTGTTGATAAAAGCATTGATCCAAATTCTTTGTTGGTTGGCGATAGAAACGCTATTCTAATATCCGCGCGCGTCTCGGGCTACGGCAACGAATATAATACAAAAATTACATGCCCGGATTGCGCAGAAATACAAGAATATTCTTTCGATTTAAACGAAACTTTTGTTTATAGCGGACAAGATCTAAAAGATAACGATGCGATTCGGCACGAGGATGGAACATTCACGACTACTCTTCCGCAGACCAAAGTGGAAGTTGGTTTCCGGCTTCTAAATGGCGCCGACGAGCGAGCCTTATTACAGCAAGTTGAACAGGCAAGAAAGAAACGCCGTGATGAAAACGCAGTTACAAGACAGCTTAGGCGAATTGTAACGTCAGTTAACGGAAACGAAGAGCAGGCTAACATAAATTATGTTGTCGACAATATGCCGTCCATGGATGCGAGACATCTGAGAATGGTCTACAAAATAGCTACCCCAAACGTCGATATGACTCAAACCTTTGCGTGTGCCGAGTGTGATTATGAGCAAGACATGGAGGTGCCGCTCACTGCGGACTTTTTTTGGCCTGACCGATGAGTACATGCAAAATATATATGAGCAGTTTTTCTTCCTAAAATATAACGGAGGCTGGTCATTTACCGAAGCATATAATCTCCCAATTGGGCTGCGAGAGTGGTTTGTTAAAAGATTATTACAACAGTTGGAAACGGAAAAAGAAGCAATGGATAGGGCGCATAAGGGCGGAGGCTCAAATTCGCAAACACTATCAAAGCATAATCAACCACCGTCTCCGGATACTTTAAAGACAGGCTAACCCCTGTCTTTTTGCTTTTATAACTAATTATTTAAGCAGAGTTATAAGAGGGAACATAAATGGCACTAACCCCAGAACAGCAAGCTAAATTAAATGCGCTAACCCTTGAACAGGTTGGCAATTTGAAGGAGATCGGCGAACTAAACCAAGAAGAATTAGAGTACTTGTCCAATAAGTTTAAGCTGATGAAAGAGACATCTGCTGCGATGGGCGCCCGTCTCGAGATGCTGAACGAAAGCATTCGACAGCAAGAGACCTTATATACTTTTCAAATCCGCAGTAGAGAAGCGGCAAAACTCGCACTGGATATCGCCGCAGAAGATCTAAATAACTTAGGCAAAAGAATAAAAGCAGGTGAAGAACTCAATGAAGCAGAACAAAAAAGATTTGAGGTATTAAGTAAGGGTCATGCACAACAAGAGAAGGCATATAAAGACAATCAAAGATTAATAAACGAAACTGGCCACTTAATGGAAAACAAAATTGGTGGCGCAATTGCACGCGTTGGCGACATGATGAGCCGAGACTTCGGGAGCCGGCTCTCTGCCTTAAATAATTCTATAAGCGCACTGTCAGACAAGGGCTTTAGCAAGCTTTTCTCAATTTTGAAATCCACTGCACTGCAATATGATTCACTGACAAAAAGCTTCGAACGCAACTACTCGATGGGACCAGCATATACGGAATCAATCACCAGTCAGTGGAAAGAAATGAACCAATATGGTGTCAGCATGGAAGATGCGGTTGAAGCACAAACCGCTCTCATAACCGGAATGACCGATTTCACCATGTTGGGGCAAGCGCAAAGAGATTCGATTACACAAGCTAGCGCTTTACTCGGTGAGCAGGGCATTGCACAAGCAGATTTTGCTAAAGGCATGCAGAACTCAACAAAGTTTTTTGGACAGTCTGCATCGGCTGCTATCGTCACACAGCAAGAACTTGCCGCGAGTGCCAGAGCGCTCGGACGGGTGCCCGCCGAATTCGCGTCAGAATTCGCCGCAGCCGGACCACAAATAGCTAAATTTGGCGAACAGGGAATTAAAGCATTCAAGGATCTTAGTAGAATATCCAAGATTACCGGTATGGAGATGAATAAAGTTCTATCCATAACAAACAAGTTTGACACATTCGAAGGCGCCGCCGAACAAGCTGGTAAATTAAATGCCGCAATGGGCGGGAACATGGTTAATGCCATGGATATGATGATGGAGACAGATCCGGCAGCAAGATTCGAAACTTTAAGAGAGTCTATAATGAACACTGTCGGTAGCTTTGACGATATGTCATATTACCAGAAGCAGTTTTATACAGAATCTCTTGGGCTCGGCGATGTTAGCGATCTTGCTTTAATGATGGCTGGAGATATGGATTCGCTATCAGGCGCCCAAAACCAGAATGCCGAATCACTGATTGAGCAACGCCAACGAGCAGAGGATGTCCAGAGCGCACAAGAACAGCTTGCGATTGTGGGACAGGAACTAATAGAAGAGTTTGTGAAACCAATGGCAGACGGAATACAAAAAATATCTCAATTTATGTTGGATAATACGGGCATAATGAAAGGTCTACTCGTCGTCATGGGAGTCATGAAAGTAATGTCGATCGCTTTAGCGATCGCCAAAGGCATCGAGACGGCTGCTACCATTGCCGGCGCCTCTGCCGACGTAGCAGCTTCCAGAGCTAAAAAAGGCGGCATTGTCTCCTTAATCCTTATGGCTGCAGCCATTGGGGCAATCGCGCTCGCCTTGAGGATCTCTTCCCCGTCTAAAGTAGTGTTGGCTCTGTTCGGTTTTGCTGCAGCTATATATGCTATAAGCAAAGTCGGCGAAAAAGGAGCCGCCGGTCTTCAAGCCATAGCTATTCCTTTACTACAAATCAGTGTTGCTGTGTTTATCGTTGCCGCTGGAGTTGCGTTAATGGCTGCAGCTTTCTCTCTTCTCAGCGTTGAGCAAATGCTGGGCATGGCTGTAGCTTTATTAGCCTTTGGAACTGCATTATATTTTGGCGCACCAGCTTTGGGCGGCTTCGCAGCGGCGATGGTTGGTGTCGGACTTGCGTTAGCAAACCCGGTGGTTGCAATTGGGCTTGCGATCTTCGCGGGATTTATCGCTGTGATCGCTGGTTCTATATTTGTCGTCGCCGCCGGCGTCGGATTAATGGGCACTGGATTATCGCTAATGTTCGAAGCAATGGACGTTAAAAAGACGCTAGCATTCGTCGGATTGATTGCTGCGCTAGCGCTCGCAGGACCATTTTTAATAATTGCTGGCGTGGGCTTCGGCTACGTCGGACTCGGAATGCTTGCTTTCGCTCTTGCTCTGAAGATGATCTCAACAAGAGATCTAGAGGCAATGGGAGAATTTGCAACCGGAATGGCGGAAATGAATGTGAGTAGTATCAGTCGGCTTGTGACGGTGTTGCGGGAAGTAGCGCAAGCAATGGATGATATTCCAACAGCAAAGGCGATCATGCTTACTGCTACCTTGGACGCCGCAGCAATTGCAGCCTCCGCTGCCAATGCTATGGTGGGAACAAGCACATCTTCATCAACCACTAAAACAACACCAGCAAGATCGAGCCAACAAAGCAGTCGACCAATTAATGTGCATGTTACTTTGGAATTAGATGGTGATGTTTTGGACAAAAGAATAATTAAGACAAGCACTGATGCGAAATCATCTGGCGGCTTGCTGGATACTGTGGCTCACATTCTGGGCTAATTTATAATAAGAGAGGATACAGAAGATGGGTAAGAATAATTGGAGAGATCAGGATCGACCGATCTTTGATTCACAAAAATTTGGTATTGTCGTCAACGACCCAGAAAATCCTGGCGCCAGAACAATTGCAGAGCCACACATGGCTAATAATAATGCAGAAGTAACACGTACTGCAACCGGTGGAATGGCGGCCGGGCATATGCCCCACTTTATAGACGGGTCGGATGCCATGGCAAATAAGGGTATGACTATATCTTTTCAACATGTCCCTTCTGAAGAAGACGTAACATTCAAGGCATTTATAACTGCGTTTAACGAAACTTTTAACTGCGACTGGGCATCGGAAACTGTTTATGGTCGTTCTGATCCGATTCACATGTTTAAAAATACGCAAAGAGAGATCACCTTAGCATTCAACGTGCCGGCTGCTTCAGAAGGAGAGTCGTTTGAGAATTTAGCTAGAGTACAGAGACTGATAACTTTCTTGTACCCGTCATATACAACAGACGGATCCGCAACAACCGGTGGCAACCAAGCGGATGTAACAAATGCATTAACAATCTCTAACTCTCCCCTTGTTCGGTTGAGAATTATGAACATTCTAGCCGCGCGCCCACAAATTGGCGATGCAGATGGTACAGTCGGAGGTGGCAACGGAGGCAGAGCCAGTGAAGCTGCCGTGTATAGCACTTTAGGAACATTCGAAAGACATGTGCAAGATGGCGGCGGCGGAGAATGGCCAAGTACATCTGTAGGTAGCAACACAATAGCTGGAAACTATCACGGAGGACTGTTGGGCATCATTAAGAATGTTTCAGTTAATCACAATTTAGATAATCCCGATCACGGTGTATTTGAAATTAACCAAGGAACCATCTTACCTAAAATGATTGAAGTGAATCTTACCTTTTCAGCCATCCACGAGCACACTCTTGGCTGGTTTAATGACGGCGCCGGATCACAAGTTTTTGCAAATCAACTATTCCCTTACGGTGTCAATGACGCCTCAAGGTTTGGAGAAGATGGTTTCGATCGCACAACCGGTGTGCCAGATCCGTCAACCCTCGAGCGCGCTAATAATATAGCACGTGAGATGCTTACTGGGGAATTAGATGAACTGGCTGAAGAAGTTGAACAACACGATCAAGATATTGCTAACGCCGAAGCTCGCTATGCCGGCTTGTTCGGTAAAGCGAGATTCAATAAAGACATCAGAAGAGGGAGGCATTTAAATAATGATTATATCCAATCTGCTGTCCGAGGTCGAGCCACACAAAATTTAAACAGCGCCACCAACTCGGCTTTGCGGTCTGCGGGAATCGACGCGTCGAGCAGTACCCTCGACACATATCGCGATGTAGGAATGGAAGACAATTATGAAGACTTTATTGGGTAGGAGAAGAAGATGCCAAGATACAAATCATCAAAAATATTAAATAACAATTCTGAATTCTATAAGTTCTTGCGCGACAAACGCGGAATTAAGAATTTACGCCATTATAATACTCCCATTATACATAACCCATCGACTGCAGATAGGGTTATGACATCTACCGTATCTCACGTATGGAAATACGGAGATCGATATTATAAATTAGCTGCTCAATACTATGGGACAGCGAAGTATTGGTGGGTTATAGCGTGGTGGAATGGTCGACCAACAGAAGCCTTGGTTCAAAATGGAACAGTGCTTCAAATACCAACAAATCTTGAAGATGCGTTAACCATATTGGGGACGTACTAAAATGGTGTACGATGGCGGGTACGAGACCGCGGATTCCGTTCGAGAACGCGTTGAGCAAACCGCCGCTGATCAGGCTGCAGCCACTGCGCAGGCTGCAGCTGCTGTAGTGCAAGCTAAAGCACAAATCAATGAAGCTGTCGCGGGAGCAGTGACGCAAACAGCCCCGCAAGTTATCGAATCCGCACAGAGCATAATAGACTCCGCGAAAGTATGCGAAACATCGAGAAACCAGATACTGTCTTCCTTGGCAGTGATATTTCCAGATATTAATATTGAGCCATGGCTCTCCCTTGGAACCGAAGATTATTTTATTAAAAGAAAGCAGGATCTGCAGACGGTCCGAGACAACACCTATGAATTTGACACCGATGCCGGCGCCTCAAACGCTAGCTCAGGGTTTTGGGATCACTATGCTCGTGGGGAGTACAAAGAACGGATGGCAACAAACGCTTTAAGACAAGACCATATTCTCACACATATTTGGCAATCAGATGGGGTCTCCAGTGGCATTGGCAACGGTCCTTCGGATGCCACCATCAGTCGATATAAAGATTCCTCCAAGAGGTGGAGCTGGGTGTCAACATTAGACGAAACTTTTTCTCTGAAGGTACCGCAGGTAGGAGCATTTGATAGAATTAACGCTCAACTTGCTCTGGAAAATCTCAACATCGCAGCCGGCACGCCGGCATCCTCCGGCTTCGGATCCGAGTCATCAAGCAATTTTACTTATTCGGAGGACGGCAACAAGATGTACTCCAAGGAATGGCCACATCTGTGGTTGACAACACTCGAATCAGCCATGGCGATCCTGGGGTACTATATACAAGCAGCAGATCAAACACTCCTTGAAGGACTCGTTCTCCGCGACGCGGCGACCGGCTACGCCAAACCATATAGCTTATTCACAGCCGCAGATATTCGTCACCTCCAAGGTGACGGTGATCCTGAAGCCGGCTGGAATTCAATAATGGACGCGAACCATTCCAATTTGGATAGCTGGACCTCAACCAACCCCTCACGCCTGCCATATAACATAGGTGAGCCCCTCGCTGGAGCCAATGTTCCAAGAAATTACGTTAAAAGGTCTTTTCAGACAGCCGGCATGGGCTGCGAAGGTGCCCTCTGGCAGCCGAATGATGTGTGGACCAGTCCACAAGCCGGCATGTCACCTGCGATGGAAGACTTCAGACCTTATTCTCTGCTCAAGCACGGCGGCGTCCTTTCCCAAGGGATATTCAACTCCCCGTTCACATCGACAACCATCAATACCCTGAACGGACATAGCTTCGCAACAAAAGGAGCGAGCAATACTCAAGGTCGTATCTACCTCAGTTATTTAGAAAAAAAATTAAGAGCGGATGCTTCTCGTTTTAGAAGCTTGAGTGATCTGAACTCCGAGCAAACCGCGGCACTATCTGCGATGAACATAGTGGTTCATTCGCAGACGAGCAGCCAAGCTCAAGCGGCGTCCTTAGCGCCACTGGAAGCTATGAGTCAAGAGATAAAAGATGCTGATGTTTTTTCAAAGTTGGGTAACCTGTTAGATGCCGTCGCCAGCATCTGCGGCGGCGCACTTGAGAATATCAGATCCGAACACGAAAAAATATTAGCAGCCCACCGAACAGTCATCATAGCAACCTGCGATGCCATAGGTGATACTATAAATGCTTTTACTGAAGATGATGGTTGGATGGACCTTTTTAACGGGGATGATGATTGGGATAATAATCTGGGCGCCGACGTGTTGAGCGACTTAGGCAACCCGTTTGATCAAATAGGAGACACGCTTATTGGAACAGGCGCCACAAATATAATGTTTAAAGAACAATGTTTTTTACTGAGCTTTATATCGGATCTGGCTATATCAAAAAAGCTGAACCTCGACCGCGGCACCCCGTCAGAGCCAGCAAGCAAGAGGCTACCATATTACGTTAGCGATTCGAATATCAAGAGCTTGGATAATAACGCGACTATTTTAATGGATGGGGGATCGTATGGATTCTTGAATAGGTTAACACAAAATCCAAAATTAACAAGATTTTATAATGCACTAAATCACGAATTATCGAGCTTACAACCAAAAATACGGTTGTGGAAGGTGATATTCGACGAAGAAGGTAACGAGCAAGAGATCGAGATTAAATTTGAAACACACTTTAGTGCAGCAGACTTAGATATGTTTAAGAACTCAGACGCGCGCGGTGTCGGCGCAGGATTAAAAAGCTTTAACTTCGTCTACGACGGGAGCAATCCGTTTTCGGTTAAGAAGAGTATCAAAGCAAATTTAAAAATATTTGGTAACTCGATGTCTGAAATTTTGAGGGATCGACCGAGCCACTACGTAGACGATCAAGGTGTTTTACAACCAACAACATATAAATATAGTGATTTGGCAATGAAGACTTGGAACACGGCAGAGGGATCTGCTGAAGAGTTTGGAGAAGTCTCCTCGACCGGCTGCTCTCCGGAGTTCGAACTTCTGGCAGAAAATACAGCAAAAGCAGAATTGAATTTTAGGTTAAAAGCAGAAGTGGGGTTTTCCCAACCTATGAACGCTATGAGTTCGATGCACGAAGACTTAAGGGAATCGCTTTCTGAATCTTTTGTGACCCTAAATTTAACACCTACTGTTCACAATTTTGATATAGATGAAATGGGACGGGTAGTATTTAATTTAAATTACCTTGCATATGTCGAACAGTTTTTTGATCAATCTATGTTCAATGTATTTTCGTCGCCAAGCATTGCTTTAAACCGTATATTTCGTGAGCTATCGATGAAGCATTATAATACTGCCGGCTGTAACTCTGAACAAATAAGTCAGCAAAAAGAGGATCACGCCGTCGCGGTTAAAGCAGAATCTCAAGAAGCCATTGCAAGCTTGCTCGGTGACATGATGACAGAAGACTTGATATATTATATTAATATACCTTATAGCAAGATAACCTCCTTCTTATCTTACGGTCCTCATAGAACATATGCTGAATTTGCCGGCGCCGATTCTGGCATCGCGATTCGCTCAAACGCTCAGCATAATGACTATTTAAAAGAAAGAGTCGCGACCGCCCTAACCGAGGCTTTCGGCGAAAGCGCCACCGCTGGCGCGCCGGCGGATGAACAGAACCAAATCCAAGCCGCTCTTTTAGGGAACGATCCTCGTGAAGCTGACTTATCTTTTTTCTATTTGAGTGATTTAATTGACCTGGTTCTTGTAAAAATAGAGACAGGGATAAGCGCAGTCATAGAGAATATAAACGAACTCAGTAGCCGCCCTAACGGTTCCATAATTTCCTGTGAAGCAAAGATGGCAAAAAGAAAAGACTTTCTCAATGCCCAGAAAAACTTAAAAAAACTAAGGATAATGCTGGGACCGATGGAACTTACTCACCCTCAAGCGAAAGATGGGTATACTTCGGTACATGTCAATTTGGGAGATTGCCCTATCTCAGTAAAATATTTTATTGAGTGGTTGACGAACAAAATGCTACAAAAGGATGAAATCAGCTATAATTTAACTAAGTTCGTTAATGATCTCATCAACAATCTGATAACAAATTTCTTGAATAACGACCAGTGCTTTGGATATAGCATTAAACAGAAGACAAGATTGAACCAATCTGCTATATCTAGCTATGGAGCTAATCAAACGTATGATCCTGTTACACTTGAGTTGGTGACACAAGCCTCAAACGTTGCCACCGAGTCCACCACCAACGACCCGTCTATTGAACCAGAGTACACAAATTTCCGCGCCCACCTGAACAGTTTCCCCGGCATGCCAGTTTTAAACCCTTCTGGTCCTAGCAATAGTGCGAGAACCAGTATGCCACTTAGCAATGAATATAACTATTTTGTATATTTTGCCGGTCGTGTTATGCCGGAAGAATTAATGTTAGGAAACAAACAAAGTGATGAAGAAAATTTTGGGATCTTTCACTATATGTTAGGTAGAGACCGCGGACTGGTTAAGAATATAAAACTTACAAAGACGCAAACAAAGGGATTAGCGGAGGTAAGATTCGAACAAAATGGTTACGACGGATTAGAACAACTAAGAGTCACGTATGATGCTCAAGTCGATATGTTTGCCAGCGTCAACACTTTCCCAGGAACATATATATACATTGATCCCCGCGGATTTGCACCAGAAGGATCTGGAAGGGACAACTTTAAACTTACCGCTCTTGGAATCGGAGGATACTATATGATAGTGCGCTCTGAACATGAATTTGCTGAAGGTAAAGCAAACACGACCTTGCATACCAAGTGGGTCAACCAAGTGGATGGTGACGAAGGTGAACGCCAGACTCAAATAGCAGCCAGTAGTACGGGTACCGGTGATGCCCAATCGAGACAATGCAACATACGTCTAAGACCAGATCCAGCAGAGGATCCCCCAGAATCGGGCGGCTTCCTTAGCCTGTTCGGACTTTAATAGAGCCAAAGAAGGAATAAAATAATGTCAGATCAATATGCTGAATCAAACAACGAAAAAACATCTGATTTGTTTAATAAAAGAATGATGTACCGGCTCCGAGCAAGAAGATCGATGGCCGGAGAGCGAAATATGGTTGACTTCACACTTGGTGAAAAAAAGTTATACGGAAAAGTTGACATGTGGCATTCCCCCATCTATGTAAAATACGATTCTAGACTTAAACCGGTTCGAAGTGTAGACCCACAGCAGCCACTAAGGGCTTTTAATTTCGTAGCAGATCTCTTCAACAAGATGGTCTCAGAGTTTGAAAGATGTACAGCCAACGGACAAATTAGTAAAAAAGATCGGTTTTTATCCGAACTCAAAGCTTATAAAGCTTTTGAATCCCCTGTTATAGGATATAAAGAATATAGGGACATCTTATACGACAAGATTAAGAGTCGCTTTGTACTGCATAATATAGTGGTCGAGGACTTTCCACATTTTTTAACCGAATTTATGAAAATGGCTAATACCGCCGCAAAAACCACCCCGATTACACAGGCTGGATACATAAAAAGTGATATAAATTCCATAATGAGCAGCGGCTTGGCGATAGAGGTTGCTGATCTAGGTTACAGCAATGACGAAGAGAAGGTTCAGGAGTTTTTGAAGAGCAAAAATTGGAAGTTCTTTGTTAATGCATGCAACAAGCATGGCTTTATAATTGATCACAATATCCCGTGGAGGATAATCTGCGATGTAAAGGCACCAGAGATTGAGATAGCCCGCAATCAATATTACTTGTCAGCTATAGATCTATTTGATCGAGGCTTCACAAAATCATCTATTGAATCTTTTACGTTTTTGCCAAGACAATTATTAGATCTCTATAATCTGGTCAAAAGGAAGAGGTTTAAAAAAGAAGTTATTTGTGGAGGGAAAGTGACCCATAAAGTTATTGTCCCTCCCAACTACAGTGTCAATGAAATCATCCTTCAATACGGTCTGGACCATTTTCTTAAAATCTACTTAAAATTGAGGCTGGCAGAAGAAAAACCCGATATGAGCCCCTATCAAAAAAAACAATTGATCAAAGACACTCTACAATATAGAAAGCTTAACAACGATTATGGGGTTGTAGAAAAGTATTTTGAAAGATTTATTAATAAACCATTTGACAAAAGGTACTCCGCCACGTATAATAAGAATGTACTTATTCCTGCGCGCAGACAACATATGAAAGAACAAAGTCTTGCATATTCTGAGAGCAGTATCAAACAGGCTATGACGAGTTATTAATGATTTTTCAAACATTGGACGATAAATCCGAGTGCATCGGAGTCTACACCGACGGACAACTACACTTCAACAGCATCCCCGACAACCTAACAACGACATGGAAGTATTCGGGCTCACTTTCGAATAGTGAGGTGGAGTTTGTGGGATTGTGGACCAACGGTTTAGACTTAGAAGATTGTTGCCCAGAGCAATATGCTACTGAACTGAAGCAATGCCGCAACAAGCTTGAGGCTTACTTAAAATCTTTTAAGATTGCGAAGATAAACATGAGAGATCATTGTATATTCGATATGATTCCCCAAGATTTTTTGATGCGATTTTGTGAGGTTAAAAATAAAATAACTGAGCACGTTAAGAAAACCTGGAAGCGTCCGGACAACTATAAACACTTAGCAGATGTGTCTGTGCTTTTACATAAGATTAAATATCAGAATCTTAATTTGTCAACGCAAGATTGTCGACACCTGCTGACGTCCTCCCGCGATCGCGATAAGGCCAAGACTCTGATCTCCAATTATCGACAAATCGATTACAATCTTTTTGGTACGGTGACCGGTCGTCTAACAACACGCCCAAGCTCATTTCCGATTTTAACACTAAGAAAGGATCTGCGCCAAATGATCAAGCCGCAAAATGATTTATTTGTGTGCCTTGATTATAATGGAGCGGAGGTAAGAACACTATTGGAACTCTGCGGTGAAGAGCAGCCAAACATAGATATACACAAGTGGAACAGTCAGCATCTCTTCGAGCAAGAGGTGACAAGAGAAGAATGTAAAGTAAGGTTTTTCGCATGGCTCTACGACCCTACTTCGACTGACATCACTAGTGACCACTATGATCGTAAAAAAGTTCTTGACAATTGGTATGAAGACGGTTATATTAGTACACCATACGGGCGCAAGATCCAAGTGGAGGAGAGGAAAGCTTTGAATTATCTACTGCAAAGTACCACATCCGACAGAGTGCTCTCCAAGGCAGTGAAGATCGATACGTTTCTAATAGAAAATAACTGCAAGTCTTACATCTCACACATTGTTCACGATGAAATCGTTCTCGACTATTCTGACGGTGATCGTAAGTGGATCCCGCAGATTAAAGAAATCTTTGAAGATGGGTACCCTTGTAACTTAACCGCAGGGAAAGATTATTACAATCTCAAAGAGCTGAAGATATGATTTCAGTTGTTGGGATAGGCACCGCTGCCTCCAAGATCGCGGATCTGTTTAGCGACACGAACAATTATGAGGTATATAGTCTCAACGATTCGGTCAAACGTTCATCAAAGCGTAAATTTAAATTAAAGAATTTTGATTCTCCAGAAGAGTACGAGAGGAACATTCCCGATTTAAAGAAATTCTTTTCTGATGTATCTGCTGACATTCAAGTTATCGTTATGGGATCATCCTACAGTTCAAATTATGCTTTAGGAATACTGGAACAAATTAAAGATAAGAACCTCGATGTGTTTTATATCAAGCCGGACTCGGATCTATTGACTGGGACGCCGAAGCTTATAGAGAACACTGTCTTTGGTGTGCTTCAGGAGTACGCACGTTCTGCCATGTTTAAGTCACTTACAATAATTTCTAACCTTGAGATAGAAAAATCACTTGACAACCTACCCATTAAGAGGTATTATGAAGCTATCAACACTACGATATTCTCTATGATTCATTACGTAAATTATTTCACCCACGCCGAGCCAGAGATTGGTATGGTATCGAAACCACTTGAGATTAATCGTATCCGAAGCTTTGGAGCTATTGACCCAAAAAATCTTGAAGAAAAGTGGTTCTTTGAGCTTGACACGCCGCGCGATGTATGTTATTATATATGTATAAATCAGGAAACACTAGAAACAGATGGCACATTACATAGAAGACTCGTTGACATCCTCAAGAACAAGCCAAGAAACACGTTTCGACGTGTATCCTACGCTATCTATGAAACACCACACCAAAACGACTTTGGGTTTTGCGTTGCCCACACTAACGTAATCCAAAAAAACACTTGACAAGCTACGTCGAGTGTAATACAATAGATATTGAGGAAAGCTCAATATACTTTAACCAACTAATCGGGAGAGATTAAAATGACAATTGATATGGAACTTATGCGACGAAAGCTCGCAACACTAAGGGGTGATAACCCCGATCGGAGAACTTCGGTTTTCTTTAAGCCAGACGATGGAGACACTGATATTCGTATCGTGCCGACTAAGGACGGCGACCCACTTAAGGAACTTAGCTTCCACTATAACGTGGGTGAACACAAGGGTGGCATTATGTGTCCAAAGCGAAACTTTGGAGAAGGCTGTCCCATTTGTGAGTTCGCTTCAACCTTGTGGAAGGAAGGAGTGGCAACTAACGATGAGGAAAGCAAAAAGCTTGCAAAGAGTCTCTTTGTACGCCAGCGCTATTTCTCGCCAGTCGTAATCCGCGGCCGAGAGGACGAGGGAATTAAGATGTATGGCTATGGAAAGAAGGCGTATGAACTTCTTCTTGGCTACATCCTTGACCCGGAGTACGGTGATATTACAGATCTTCAAGCCGGGACTGACATTACGTTGACCTATACTAAGGCAACTAAGCCCGGTGCATACCCTCAGACAAATTTGAAGATGCGTCGAAACACATCCACATTACTGCCCGATACGGAAGCGATCCCCGCCCTCCTTGATCGCATGCCTGACGTAGATACTCTTTTTGAGCGTCTCAGTCCGGAGCAGGTCGACGCAATTCTCGATGCGCAGCTTTCTTCAGACAAGTCTGCAGAAGGTCGCTCATCCGAGACAGCTAAGTACGGTCCCTCCAACGGAACAAGTGAGGTTGATCGCGCATTTAATGAACTAATGAACGGCTGATCTAAATAGTTTGTTTGAGAACCGATGGCAGACCGGGTGTGCAAATAGTCTGCCACATTTTTATAAAAAAGGAGATAAAATGTTAGAATGGTTAAAATCGGCGTGGTCACGCTGGAAGGTTCAAGTTAGTGTTGTGGGTGGCGTTCTCGTCGTTGCAACTGCTTATGGCTCTTGTACCTATGAGCCTCCCGCGGTGGAGGTTTCTGAGGTGGTAACACCATCGACAGATAGTGTAACAATACCTGTCAGTGAGATTACTAATACAGAAGAAACAACTGCAGAGGCTACTGCCAATAGCCCAAACACTACTGCTGAGTAGTAAACACAAGCCGCTGGCAGACCGGTTAAACGTCTGCCGTTTTTAAAAGGAATAACAAAATGCAAAATGAAATCAATATGCTGGAAGACATGATCGAGCTGTTAACTGACACACGTACAGACTACAGCAAGTTCTACAATGAGGGCAACAGCGCCGCCGGCAC